CGATCACCGCCGTTGGCAAATATAACTTTCCAACTAGTGCCCTTGGTTGCTAATATTTGCCCTATAGCATTACATGCACTATTGTCGCTGTCGTTAAATCCAATAACTTCGTCAACAACAGATAGTTCTTTTATGATTGCAGCCCGTTCTTCAAAAGGCATGAATGGCTTACCTTTTTTACGAGTAAGCCATTCGTCGCTGTTAACACCTACTACAAGGTGATCGCCTAGTTTTTTTGCTGCTTTAAAATATTCGATATGTCCGCTATGCAGTGGATCAAATCCACCTGTAACTAATACAACTTTGCTCATATGTTATTTACAAAGTTGCATCCTCCATACCAGCAACTCTGAGTTTAACAATATTAGTAAGTTGCCATTGTTTTTGATCAAGTGCTTTGAGTACACCTAACCATTTGTTTCTTACTAATGCAAATTCGTTGATAATTTTTTCGTAGTCACACACATCAGCTTCGCCGTCAACATATTTTTCTACATCACGACTGCTCAATGCACGTTGATAATTTTCTAGATATTTTTTGAAATATGAGCTACGTAATTTACGCAGCTCAATATTTAAGTATTCAAGTATTGCTTCAATTTCTTGCAGTTGATTGAAACGATGCTCAACAATGCCTGGCATAGCAGCGGCAGCTTTTTCAATACTGCCACTGATATTACATTCACGTTTTGCTTCAATTAGTTCGGTTTCAAAGTGCTGTACAGCCGCGGGTATTTGTGTAATATCACGACTTACTTGACTATACCATCCCATTAATCATCCCATTCGTCATATGCATCAGGATCTACTTCATCCATCTCAAGATAATATTGTATAGCAGCGTCAAGATGCTTGTCAGTTCCAAGCATGTCTTGAAGTTGTGTGTCATCAAGACCGTAATCTATAATAACATCCACAAACTTTTCAGCTGCTATTTCCAAATGTTTTTTATCAAAGTATGGTTTAAATAGCGTCCAAATATCAGCAACAAATTCTTCATTCATTATCGACTAACTCCTCGTTATGATCAATTACAGCTTCTTCGTCTGTATTGTCGATATTTACCAATTGTGCTTCTTTTGCTGGTAGATCCGACATGATCAACTCGAGTTTGTCGCCAGTCCAATTTTTACGATATTCAAGAATTTCTTCTCCGTCACTTGTAATATACTTGTAACGGTTGCCTTGCTTTTCAACAAGACCACGTTTTTCAAACATATCAAAAAGTCCACTATAAGGATCCATACCTGTTTCATATGGAATCTTAACTTGTACACCTTCAAACGGTTTGTTGTAACGTGTTTTCATAACTTTACACGCTGCTCTAATACCGTTTACTTCTGAAGTTTTGTTGCCGTCTGCATCTTCTTTTAGTTTTAGTTTTTTCATAGCAACAACCATACTTGATGCATAGATAAAACCACTACCACCTGAAATCTTATCATCAGGATCAAACATATCTTGCGATGCGTAAGTATGGTTAGTAACACACATACCTACATTATATGAGCCAAACATATTCACACAGTTCGTAACTAGTGCTTTCAATGCTTTAGCTTTACGACCCATGTCACCTTTCATATCACCAGCTTCAAACTGGTTAACTTCAGTTGGCGACATAAGCATACCCAACGAGTCAACTACAAACAACACCTTAGGACGATCATCTTCGTCCATGCCACGATAATCGTCCATGAATGTTGAGATAGTTTTAGCAACGTCATCGATCATTGCCATGTTAAGTTTTAGTAGTTTGTCTTCGCTGGTTTGTACACCTAATGCTTGAAGCCACGATTCGTCGAGTGCGTTTTCACTGTCAATAAGAACAACAAAGATACCTTGTTCTTGTGCTGACTTTACAATGTTACCGCTTACAATATACGATTTACCAGCACCTGATTCGCCAGCAAAAACACTTACTTTGCCTAGCGGAATACCTTTACGGAAATCACCGCTAAGAAGATAGTTAAGTGCATAGTTGCCTGTGCTGACCCAGTCTTGTGGATCGTTAAAGCCTGCACTCATACCTTTAATAGATTTTGTTAATGAGTTTCGAAACTTTGAAGGATCGAATGCTTTTGTAGTCATATGTACCTCCTAAAAAAAGCCGTTAAAGGCTGTAGACTTGTTTTTTTGCATTACAAGTCTACAGCATTGTTTTTACTGATTCTGACGTGCTCTGATCATTGCAAGAATGTCTTGAGCACCGCCTTCTGCTGGTGCTGCTTCTGCTGCAACTTCCTCATTAGATTTAAAAGGAATGTCGTCTTCTTCAACTGCTGCTGGTGCAGGAGTAGGTGCTGACGGTGCAGGAGTAGGTGCAGGATTAGATGCTGCTACTGGATCACCAGTACGTGCTGCCATGCCTGCTGGACGGAAGTATTGACTCCAACGATCTGGATCATATGCCTCTCCATCCACACTTGCTTCAAACATTTCAGTAAGAACTTTAAGTTCTACATCACCTGGCTTTTTAGGAAGGAAGTCATTGAGATTAAACAATCCGTTATTGTTGATTGCTGCCATCTCTGCATCACCTAGTGGACGCTCTCTACGTGCCCAGTTACTTGCACCGTAATCTGCGTAACCACCTTTTGAACCTTTTGACAAACGGAAGTCTACACCAGCAGTGTAATCTGTTGGTAGTTCTTCCATATCTGGATCCATAAGTGCTGCTTTGATTAATTGGAAGATTTGCGGACCAATAATAAAACGACGAATCGGATTATCTGGAGTTGAATCTTCTTTAAGTGGATCATCAACAACAAAGCCTTGGAAAATATAAGAACGCTTTTTCCAATACTTACGACCCATATCTTCTAGTGATGGATCTTTAAACCAGCCACGTACTTCGCTTAGAATTGGACATGACTCTCCGTACATTTCCATACATGGAACTTGTACTTGTACCGGACGTGAATCAGTTTCACCTTTCACACCTGCAAATGGAAGTTTAATCATCAAACGCTCTTTCCAGAAGAAAGTGTTCGAATCATCGCCATCAGGCAAAAAGCGTAACGTTGCCGTGTCGCCTTCTTTCATATTCCAAAATGGGTAAATTGCGTTATCACCGCCACCAGTGTTTGAGTTACCACCTGCACGGTTTTCTTGTTCTTTGAGCTTTGCTCTGATTTCTGCTAATGATGCCATAGTTATGCCTCCTTATAATTGCCTATGCATTTGTGCCTTTAATGTGTAGCACAGTTATAATACTACACAATGTTATTTATCTTGTCAACTGTTTTTTGCAAGATTTTTAATATGTTAGCCGATTATTTTAAACCGGCTAACGATGAAATTCTATCTAGTTCTGTTGAATCGCCTAATAAATCAAATAATGATCCTGGTGCGTTTTGTGCATTAGGATTGTCTGTTCTTTGTGCATTAGGATTGTCTGTTCGCTGTGCTTGATCGGCTTGGAACCTATCGATTATTCTCCTAATTTCTGCACGTTTTGCAGGAGAAATAGCGTTGTATGCCTTTTCAGCCTCTGGATTTAAAGTTAAAATTCCTGCATCAAGCATCATCTGCACTGCTGGATCATCTATCTCAACGTCACCGTCACCATATGTACGACCTCGTATATCACCTACTGGCTTTGTACCAAACTTTTTCTGAATTGCTTTCATTAGGTTTTGGTCAACTTCGTCTTTACTATCTACACCCATAAACTCGTATACCTGATCAACTTGGCCTTGAATTTCTTCTTCCGCCTCTCTGTAGCCCATTACTTCTGCAACTCTTGCGTCTATGCGTTCTATGAACTGGTGTGCTGGCCTTACAAATCGTTCTCCGTATTCTTTTTCTACCATAGTAAGTACGGCTGTTGGACCTTTTGGAAACTGGCCTGTTGCACGATCAAAGTATGAAAGTATAAATTCACCTAGAGGAATTGTTGGCTTTCTTTTTAAATCGCTGCTTTCGTTTGTACTACAATTACAGTCTTTACAATTTGGTGGGCATGTGCATTTACCACCCGGAGGAGTATTACAAGGGCATCCTTCTGCTTCTTGTAAACTTCCAAACTGTCCTAGGACCTTTTCAACTGCTGCTTCGAATGCCTTTGACATAATGCTTTCGCCTACTGTAGGAATAACTAATTCGTCGCCTACTCTTATTGAGCCTTTGTCGTCTAGTCCGTTAACTTCAATAATGTCTTCTACTGCTACACCAAATCTTTTTGATATTGCATACACAGTATCGCCTGCTTGTACAATATAGTTTTCACTTCCTGGGTTATCTCTAGTTAATCCAGCATTTTGTGGATGCATTGGTTGATCCATTTGTCCTGCACGTGGATTAAAGTTAACTTCTGGATATTGGCCTGCATCGCCTGTTGGTTCTGTTACTCCTGGGCCTTCGCTAATAATATCTTCTAGCTTAATTTCTTTAACAGTGTTTTCGCCTACTAGGTTGTAAACATATGGAAATACATCTTTTAATTCTTCATTGAATTGTTTAATAGTTAGTTGTTCTACCCAAGCATCTTGTACATCAGTTGGAACATCTTCTACAATCTTTGGTTCAAATGTTTCAAATGTTTCTTTGTAATATGCCGGTTTTTGTAGATTAGAAATTTCTTTTTTAATTGTTGATACACGCTCTTTAACAATGTCTGTATATGTAGATAGTGTTTCGGCCATAACACTACTACGACTCATGTATTGGTTAAATTTACGTAGTTTACTTAATTCTTCGCTTAGTCCGCTAATGTATTTGCCAAAATCGTCATATGCATTGCCGCCTTCGCTTACGTGTACTGCCATTGCTCTAGCACCACTTAGATGCTTGTAAGGATATTTAAATCTTTCACCTTCAGGCGACTCGATGTAGATGCTTTTAATTTTTTGTGATCTACCAGTTGCACTTTCGGTATTGATAGGTGCAGTATGCTTAATAGCTAAACGTGCATTTCCTATCTTTTGGAAACTAGTTTTAGTTGTTCCATACATTTTTGATTCGGCCATTGTTGTTTCTCCAGAGCGATTTGCAGCTAAAAATTTATAATCTCGTTTTGTTAAGTTTGATCTGTTAATATCTCTTACTTCAAACTTCATTAGACGCTTTTTACTAAATTCACGAAGTTCTTTTAAAAATCTATACCAGTCATCTTTGATTGCTTCAGTTACAAAGTCTTTGCTGAAAATAACAGTTAGACCTTCTTCCTCGTCAAGACTAATACTAATTTTACCAATACTTTCGTTATTGCCTACAGTGTATGCAAAATCAAAATATCTAGCCAATGCAGGCTCATTGGTAATTGTGCCTTCTTCATCACCTATTGTAACTTCAGGAAAGCGTCCTCTAATTTTATTAAAAAGTTGTTCTGCTATTGCGTCTAATTTTATCATTGTATATTATTTATCTAATAACTGCTACTTACGAATATCGGCATGGGCATTTCGTAATCATCGTCTTGTTCAATTTGACTAAAAGTATTGTATACTGTAGGATCCCAATCTTTCATTACACTCATCATGCGTAGTGTTAGAATTAAAGCACTAACTAAATCATCACTGTGTCCTGGCTTTGCTTGGAAACTACTACTACTTGCTACAAATGCTTTTAGCTCGCTGACTAATGCTTTGCTTCTAATAATAAGTTTATCATTTTCTATCATAGTTTTTAGTCTAGCACAACTTGTAACTTTACTACTATGTGTAGTGTTAAATCCTTTGCGGAACTTGCGTACATGACCTTTGCGTATTGGTTCGCTGATAAACAATCCTGGAATATTTTCTTCACCAAAATCTTGTATTACTAATAATGCTGCTTCGCCAATACCGTTGTTCTCTACACTCCAATATATGTTACTACTGTTGTTTGTTTCGCTGGCAATGTATGTACATATATCTCTTAATACTCTTATTTGGCCCGGTATTGCTGTGGTATTGTGTTGCCATTCACCTACTTGCTCGTATGTTGGTAATTCAATAACTTGTATTGCTGCATGGTCGCCGCCAGTGCCCATTGCAGGATCAAGTCCGATAACATATGATTTTTTAGGATCTAATTTTTTATACCAACGCACTTGTCCCATTTTAATTTTTGGATCAATGCCTTCTAGTACAGCAAGTTTTAAACTGTTGATGAGTGTTTCGTCAAAGATTAAGAATTCACATTCGTATTCTCGTCTAAACATTTCTTCGCCAATGCGACCAATTTCGTTTTTCTTCCATTCCTCGTCACGGTCTGGATGTTCAGCCCAGTGTGCTCTAAATGCATGGAAACCATTAACACCTATGTCACTTTCGTTACCATACTCGTCAAACTTTTGTTCTGCTTGTTTCCAAATAGTAGCAAATGTATCTTCGTCACTGTTAGGTGTGCTTGTAATAATAGCACGACCACCAGTTGCTAGTGTAGGTGAAATCGAAGTCCAAAACTCTTCTGCAATGTTAGGTTGCACGAACGCAAACTCGTCACAGTATAGTAGTGAGATAGACAAACCACGTCCTGTAGTGCCTGTAGTTGTTTGACTTATAATACGTGAACCATTTTCAAATTCCATACTGCCTTTGTTATAACTAGTAACACCTGCACGTATATGGTCTGGGCAAAGTTCATATACATAACGTATACGTGACATAATCTCCTGTGCACCAGTGTACTTGTGTGCTGCAATTAGAATAGTTTGGTCAGGTTTAAACATTGCATACCATGCCAAGTAAATGGCAGCACAAGTAGTTTTGCCTGTTTGTCTAGGCATCATATTAATATTAAAGCGATAGTTATGGTAACTATGCATTAATCTTAACTGATATTCAAAAGGATCGAATATTAGTTTGCCTTTTACAGGGTGTTGAATATGTGCAAAATGTCTTGCAAAATACAGATATCCTACATCAGGATCCATACATTGTAATAGATCCTGTATTTGTGATTCTGTATAGGTTTCTTTTTGATTGGCTTTTTTAGTTAAAACGCCGTCTAAACTTTTACTCATACTATATTTACTCAAAAAAATAGCACCCGTAGGTGCTATTGAGTTTGGGGGAGTTTATATTATTTCTTCTTTTCTGATTTAGATGCCCAAATAGCTTTACGCTGTGCATCCGATTTGTACTTGCCTTCATATGCTTGTAACAAACTATCTTTTAAAGTTGTTTCTAATGCAGGATCAACTGTACGTATTGCTTTACGATCTTTAGGTCTGTTTAAATCATTGCCCGAAGGAATACTAGCACTTACATCTTGATAATAGTTATCTGGTTCAGTTGTAGCATCTTGGAAGTCGCCATCTACTTCTTCCTCTTCTTTGCTGATCATGCTAATCATATCTCCCATGCTCGGTTCTGGTTTAGCACCGCACGGTGATGGTTCTGGTTTGTGTATGTGACTACTAATATCATCGCTGTCGACAGGTTTTGCACTTGGTGCACCTGCTAATTGCATCATACGCATTAGCTCTGCAATTTCGCTTGCTGAACCATTTACTGTTAAACTTGCTTCATCTAATTTTGCCATTTCTTTTCCTGTCATATCTATACTTTGATTTTGTTGTGTTGGTGCTGCAACTTGACCAATTCTTCCTACACCTGCATTACGCTGTGCTCTTGGATCTTCTCTTGTTTGTAAGATCTTGTTGTAAGTTTGTCTACCAACAATACCATCTACTTGTAGTCCTTGGTTTTGTTGGAATGTTCTTACAGCTTGTTCTGTTCTTGGACCAAAACGTCCATCAACTTCTGCATCTTGGAAACCTAATGCACGTTGTAATTGCTCAACTTCTGGACCACTACTACCTCTACGTAAATTACCAGTTAGTGTAAAATCTTGAGCATTTGCTGTTGCTGCTTGACTTGCTGCATTTTGAGCAACTGGTTGTGCCATTGCGTCATCTTCTGATCCACTTGGTGCTGCTTGATCTGGTCTTGCTTGTGGGCGAGGAGATGTCTGTGGTGCTGCACTAGTTTGACCTGGTATTTCGTTTCCTGGTTCGCCTACACGTGGTACAGTTTGAACATTGTTTTGATTTAATCTATCTGCTACTGCTTGTGCTTCTTCTTGTGTATTATAATATACATTGGTACTTCTTAAACGTGCAGGCATACGTGTTTCGCCATCAATAATAGCAAACATTTGACGTCCACCTGCGTTTTCTCTTCTAACACTATATCTACCTTGTGTTGCTGCTGCTGGTGCTGCTGGTGCTGCTGGT